CTCGGGTATTCGCTTTAATATCGTTCACGACTTTACCCCCTCTCCGATTCGAGCGTACTTCGCTACGATCTCGTGATGCGAGTTACCCTCGACGACCTCGGCGGTCTGCGCCGAACCGGTCCACGACGCGGCACACTTCTCGGCTCCGCGGAGGGTCTTGTAGAACTTTACGCGATCCCCGGGTCCGATACGGTAATCTCTCCCGGAGGTGGTGCATCCGTCTTCGGCTACGAATCGACGGTACTTACTTTGCTGGCCTACTCGGGTGATCGCTATCGCGTACATGGTGTCGGTCCTTTCGAGGCGGGACTATTCCCGCTGATACATACTAGGTCGACTTGATTCGCGAGTCAAGTTAGAAATAAACAAAAATCTTTACTCCGGAGTAAAGTCGCCCCCGGATCGGCTCGATCTCTAGGGAGTTCTATCACTCTTAACGAAAGGAAACACGATGAACAGCACGAAACAGCGTATCCGGAACTTTACCCTCGGAATCCTCGCGGGGGCGATTCTCGCCTTCGGTCTCTCGATGATCGGAGGATGCTCGACCGTCTCCGGCTTCGCGAAGGACCTCGGAGATACGAGCGAAGGTATCCGTAACGCGATGACGAAGTAAATCTTTACTCTCGATTCAAGTCGAACAACAGGAGGACCCGATGGAAGACCTATACGCACTGATCGCCGAGGCGATCGAAGAACTCGAACTAGGAGATAAGAATGAAGACCCGAATCGTATCGTTTATCCGGAGACAGTGGCAACATCTCGCTATCGGGGGTTCCCTCGGCTTGCTCGTTCTATTACTGAGCCATTGGATGCTGACCGCGACTAGCGTTTAACCCCCCGGCGAGGAACTCGGGAACGGGTTACTCGCTATTTATTTCTTCCTCCGGGGCGGGGCTCTCGGGCTCCTCCCAGCGCAGGACGAGCCGGGCGGTCGGCGAGGGCTTCGGACCGATGACGGTCGTATCGAGCGGCTCCTCGCGTTGCCACGCCTGAGCGAACGACATATAGACCGAGAGGTCGTCGTAGTTATCCTCGTGGAACACCATCCGCATACGGTTCATTTTTAGCGCGGCCATCATTAACGCGACGGCGTGCGCCGGGAGAGGTCGCATCTCCCCGATCCGTATCGCGTAGGGTTGTAGGAGCCCCGCCCACGCCTGAGCGATCCCGTCGTGATTAACCTTCGGGTCCCCGTAGACCTTCTGCCGTTCGTGAGCGATCTCCGCTTGCTCGCGAGAGATCCCGTAGGTATCGATGATAAGTTCGATCTCCGCGTCCTTAGCGATCGCGTCGAGTTCCTCGGGGGTATACGGATCGAAACTAAAGTCGGTCTCGCTGCTCATATTCTGCCTCACTTTCTATACAGTGTTCGATCGCTCGCGAGACTTCCTCGATCTCTTTCTGAGCGTGATTATTCGTACCTCGGTTCGAGCGTAACCCGGTAATCCGGTTAAGAGCCGAAGGGCTCGCGGTCATCCACACCTCGGAGTAGTGCGTAACCGGAAGAATCATCCGGGCCATTTCGGGAGCGACGCCGGATCCGATAAAGAGTTTGTAGAGTTCCTCGGCGGTCTGAGCCCAGTCTAAGTAGGCGGTCGCGAGATCGATCGCGAAGGGGAAGCACGATCGCTCGGCGATCCATTCGTTTATCTCTTTGATATCGAAGGTCCGGACCTCGCCTTCTCCCGACCCTTGCTTAATCCCCTTCTTCGGTTTACGGCGCCATTGTGTCGGGACGAAGAATACCGGGTCGTCGGAGACATACCGGCGAGAGACTTCGTTATAAACGATCTCGTGATTCGATCGCATCATCTGACGGAGGATAAAGACCGGGGCCTTTATTCGGAGGGTAAGCCAAGTCCCCGGGGAGGCATAGACCGGGTACCGCGGGGCCTTCGCGATCCGATCGAAGACCGGCTCGGGAAGGAAGGCGCGGACCGAGTCGATGCACCCGTTCTCCATTAGGTGCCGGAGGATCCCCTCGAAGTAGACCTCCTGCATATTCGGGAAGTCGTACGCCTCTCCGGCGTAGTACGATCTCGCGGCAGAGAGCCAGTTAAAGAGACTCCCTTCGAGGAGATAAGCCGAAGGATCGAGAGCCCGAGAGATACACCAACCCGGAGCCCGGGTAGAGAGCCAGTCGATCATTTGTCGATCGTCGACTTTGATCTCGAACCCGTACCTCGCGTGACCGAACGGCGTAAAGTGATCGTTCTTCGCGAGGTAGTTAATAAGCGTCGGCGACGCGGACTCGGAGCAAGCCGCGTGCGAAACTCTCGCGGCGTCGCGTACGGTATCGTCGTCGTTCCCATGCTTTAGGAGTTCGACGAAGGTTTCGGATTCACACTCTACGCGTTCGAGAACTTCGATCATTACGATGCTTCCTTCCAGTTGATACTAGACTCGCTTCCGCTCGCGATCAGGGGGAGCCCTAGATCGACGCTCGGGGTACACATTAACCGCTCGTACTCCGCCTGAATCCGCGGATCGTTTACCGCCTCGGTCGGTCCCATGCCTACGAAATCGTCATGCACTACCGCCATGATACCGACCCCGGCGTCCCGAAGCATCTCCGAGCGGTCGAGTTTAACGAGGGCTTCTTTCATAATATCCGCGGCGGTCCCTTGCACCGACGAGTTAAACGCGAGCCGGGTCTCGTCGGGATAGAGTTTACGCTCCGCTTTCGAGTCGCGGTATTCGTGATATTTCAGGTAGCGACGGCGACCGTAGAGCGTCTTGATATACCCGTACCTTCCGTCCTTCTTCCCGGCGCGGTACTGCGCCCGATGGACGATCGCCTTCGAGGTCGCCTTTACCTTCGGGAACTCTTTGTTATAGTCGTCGAGTACCGTCTGCGCTTCGTCGTGCGTCACATCGCCGAGCGAGGCGCGGAGTTGACGGATAAGCCCGCCGACGCCCATCGAGAACGCGATACCGAAGTTTACCGACTTCGCGGGTTTACGCTCCATCCCGCAGAGGTCCGCTACAAACTGATGGAAATCCGTCTCCGGGTTATCTCGGTACGCGCCCGACATACGGGGATCGTTACAGAACGAGGCGATAATCCGATACTCGATCTGCGAGTAGTCGCGGGACATGATCGAGCATCCGGGCGCGGGTCGGATACACGACTTCGCGTCACCGTTTAACTGCTGCATATTCGGCGACCGAGAGGACATACGCCCCGTCGCGACGGTCTGATTATACGAAGGGTGAATCGTATGATCGCGGGTATCGGTCCACTTCTCCCAGCCGTTCGCGTAGAGCGATACGAACTGGTTATGCTCCCGGAAGACCTGTAGCGTCTTAAAGATATCGACGAGCCGTTCGTCGTCCCGAATCGCCTCGTGTACGAGGTACGCCTCGATCGCGGCGGCGTCGATCTGCGGAGCCCCGCGGTCGTTAAACTGAATCTTCGGGAGACCGAGTTCGCCGAAGACATAGTCCTTGAGTTTCTTATCCGACCCCGGGTCGATATGAAGTCCGAGCGAGTCGAACCGATCGTAGCACTTCTCGACTTCGAGGGACGAACGGGTCCGGAGGTCGCCCATACGGTCCGGGTCGATATAGACCGGGCGGCGTTCGATATTAAAGAGAGCCCGCGTAACGCCGATCTCGATTTCCCAAATCTTCTCGTCGCCTTCGTAGCGTCGGTTCTGGATCTCCTGCCAGAGTCTTCGGTTTCGCTGCACATCGTCGACCGCGTACGGTCCGAGGATTCCCGCGTCGATCGCTCCGAAGTCCCGGGTCTTCATACGGCGGAGTTCGTCGTCGACCGCGTCTCGCTTATCGGTATCCTCGCCGAGCCACCGCTTCGTTAAGGGCTTTAGACCGTAGTCCGCGCCCCGTCGCTGACCGTCGACGATCTTCGCCATAGTCAGGGTATCGACGAGACGCTCCGCGGGCTCGACGCCTTCGACCGATGCGAAGTGTGCGTCGAAGTTGATATTATGATTTACCCACTCGGAGCAGTTCTTCATCGCGGCGTTAAACCACCGACCGAACTGGTCTCGATCGATATTCTGATGCTCTCCCGAGTAGAGGTTATCGTTAATCTCGTTATGCCGGAGAGGCACATAGAACCCGCGAGGATCGTTATCGACGCAGATACCCCAGCCCGCTACGGCGTCTCCGAGGTACGGCTTATTCCCGCCTCGCTTTCGGTCTCCGGAGATCGTCTCGGCGTCCGCGTAGAGCGTGCCGATCTTCGTAGGATCCGGGAGATCCGATACTGAGTTAATGATTCGAGTTGGTTGCATAAATAAAAGAGCCGCCGCCCCGTAGGGCGACGACTCGGAGGAGGGGTCGGGTTAGAGAACGGACTCCGCGTCGGCGTCGGCGTGACGGCTCGCGGTAGATTCGCTCGCTCCGGAGATCGACGCGACCATATGATTCGCCGGAGCGAGGGTAAGGATCCCGGAGGTACGCTTCATTCGGTAGTCTCCGGCTTTACCGAACTCCTCGATCTGCTTCTTCGCTTCCGCGATATTCGCACAAGGTGAACCGAGTTCGGTCCACTCGTTCGATCCTGCGTCTTCTTCCGGGTAACGGAACTCGACGACGATCTCGTCTTCGATCTTAAAGTCTCGGGGTAGTGTCATTCTATTTCTTCCTTTCATTCGGTCGGGATCATCCCGCCATTACGGTAAGTTTCTTCGCCGCTCTCGTCGCGGCGGTGTATAGCCAACGCTCGTTCGACCACGCCCTACACGGTGCGTAGATAACAAGCACATTATCCCATTCGCTCCCTTGCGCGATATGACAGGTAATCGCGTACGCGTAATCGATCGCGATATTCGACGCCTTGTAGCAAGAGTCGTTCCAGTCGCCGTCGGGTCCCGGGAGAAAGAGACTCATGTCTTCCCATACGCGACCGTCGTCGAGCGACCGAAGCGACGCGATAAACTTCGTGTCTCGGATCTCCGACGAGTACGACTTATCCTCGACGGGTTTACCGACGATCTCGAACTGATTCCCGTTAAAGATATGTTGCTTCCGGTTGTTCAATCTCGCGACGACCTTATCGCCTTCCGCGAGGAGCCCGGTCTTATTTAGTCGGGTCCGCATCCGTTCGTTTACCCGGTGCCGGATCCTATGGAACGGTACGATAATCTGATCGACCCCCGACTCGATCGCGTAACCCGCGATCCGATCCGCGTTCGCTTTACCGACGATACGGAGTCGATCGTTATCGACGAGGTCGAGGTTCGCTCGGAGCCCAGCGTTCTGCCGTATCCGGTGCGCGAACGCGAGGATCGGATTATCCGCCGCCTGTCGCATAACAGATTCGAGAACGATATCGGGGTTCTTCATAATCCCCGGGTCTCGACCGACGGGAGGCAACTGTCCGTGGTCCCCGAAGTAAAGAAGACGACCGCCGTCCTCCTCGACCGTCGCGAGTAGATCGTCGTGAAGATCCCCCGAGACCATCGACGCCTCGTCGCAGAGTACGAGGGGCGCGGAGCCGACCCGTCCGTCTTCCTTCTTCCCGAAGTAGAGAATCTCTCGGCTCTCGCCGGTTCGGTTATCGGAGAACTTCGACTTCCCCTCGAAGTTATAGATATACGAGTGAACCGTCTCCGCCGCGATCCCCTTCTGTGTCATCCGTTGCGCGGCTTTACCCGTAGGAGCGAGCGCGTCGATCGGGATACCGAGGATCTCCGCGAGTTTACCCGCGAGCGTCGTCTTCCCGGTACCCGCGAGCCCGCCGAGGCGGAGCATCGTCTTCTTCGTATTAAAGTACCAGTTCGTAATACCGGAGACCGCGAGAGATTGATCCGGAGTATACTCGAACGGTTCCTCCGGCGGGAGTGCTTCGCGAACTCTCGCTTCGTACTCCTGTTGAGTCTCTCCCTCTCGGTATTCGGGTATCTCGAAATCGGTATCGGTTGTCGTCATGGCTTCCTCCATAGAGACAGTCTAGGGCGTCTTTATTCGCGAATCAAGTCGCGACTACATATTTTTGTATCGATACCACGCGGTACGGAGTCGGAAGACCCCGTCTTCGAGTCCTCCGTTCGGGTCCCCGTCGGTCGACTTCCACTTCGCCTCTTTGATAAGCGACGGAGTAAACGCGAGACGGAGGATATGAATATAGAAGTCGTCCTCGATCTTTACCCGGTAGAGGAGAGCGGGCTCGCCGAACCACGCGAGTTTGAGCGGGTGAGGATCTCCGACGACGCGAGGGTCCGTATCGAGATTGATCTGAGGTAGAGTTTCCATTAGAGGGAGTTCCTCGACGCGATCCGTTCCGCGGCTTCCCGTACGGATTCGACGCGGATCGCTCCGCTATGAACGAGCCATACGAAGTATTGCTCGTCGCTCTCGACAATCTGTCCGAGCGTCTTCCCTTTGTATTTTCCGAACTGAATAACGATATCCTCGTCGGAGGTTCCGCCGACGGGGCTTCGAGTCGCTCGTCCGTTCGCGACCTCGGGGCTCGTATCGCTCGCGTAGACGGGCTTGATCCAATCGATCCCGGCGTCGTACTTCCGGAGAGTATGGAGCGCGTTCTTCCAACACTCCTCGGCGACATGCAGCGGTACACTCGGGTCGAGGGCGGACTGTATATTCGCGTTCATATTCTCGATCTCGTCGGCTTTAGTCTGGTCGTCCATCGGTCGGGTCTCCGTTCTGGGTGCTTTTTCGGATCGTCAAAAACTTATTCGGCATCGTCGGGCTCGGGTAGACGAGCGCGAAGTGATACGGCTGTAGGTGTTCGAGCATATATTCCCCGACGATCGCGAGCGTCGCCCGCGGAGGAACCGCGACGCCGATACGGGATCCTCGACCGAGCCACCCCCGATACTCGCTAAGGGTCTGCACGAAGGTCAGGAGGCGGAGGTCGTCGGTCGGGATCGTTAATCGGACCGAGTCCTTTACGACGGGAGCCCACGACCCGGGTTCCTGCCCGAGGGTCTTGCACCAATCGAATAGAGGACAGTCGAGATCGAGCCACCAGAGGAACGCCGCCTCGACGATCTCGATATCCGTCGTCGGGGGAGAGTTCGTCCGGCGGCGTACCGCGGGGTCGAGGTCCCATTTCTTGT